CCCGCCACCCCCATACAGGGAGGGGGGGGGGCCCCCTTTTTGATGCCGGCAGAGGGAAGATTCCCGGAAAGATAAAGAGGTGTTTATGCCAGTGAGAAACAACGGCCCCGGCGGATACAGTCGGGTTTCTACGACAAGAAAATCAAAGATCGAGCCGGAATACCCGCAATGGGCAGAAAGTAAGATGCGGGCCATTGAGAACAGGCGCTTAAAAGAGCTTCAAGCTGTGGTGCGCGATTCAATGCCTGAGATACTGGCCATTGCTGCGGATGAAATGGATACGGCTTCTGAAAGCATCAGAAAAGATGGATACAGCGACATGGTGCGCCGCATCCAGAACAGGTTCCGCATTATGCGTGATCGGCTCAGTCGGCGGCTGAAAACCGACCCGTTGGAACGTGATGTCCGCCGCTGTGCGGATTATACAGACCGCCGCCAGCTCCAAGAATGGCAACGCAGTGTCCGGGCCACACTCGGCATCGACATCAGCAAGGACTTCTTCATTGGTGAGCGGTATGAGCAGATGCTTTCAAGGTGGGCGGAGCAAAATGTTTCTTTCATAACCAGCATCGAGAGCGATTGCTTTGATGACATGGAGAAAATCATTATTGACGGCTTTACAAAGGGCCGAACACCCGCCGCAATTTCAAATGAGATACAGCGGCGCTTCGATGTGACCAAATCGAAAGCGAACCTTTTGGCCCGCGACCAGATTGGAACATTGAGCGCAGACCTGACTCGCACTCGGCAGGAGTCCGCCGGGGTAAAGGAGTACATCTGGCGTTCATCCGGCGACGAACGTGTGCGCGCGTGCCATCGTGAACTTGATGGTAAGACGTTTCGTTATGATGACCCGCCAGCAATGTGGTACATGACGAAGCGAGGGAAAATCTACACCGGGAGACACTGCAACCCCGGCGAGGATTACCAGTGCCGCTGTGTTGCAAAACCCGTTTTTGACTTTAATAGGCTCAATTCTCAAGCCTTTAAGGAGAAGAAACAATGAATCAGAAAAATCCGCCGCAAGTCCTTCGGAACGAAATGCGTGCTGACAGCGTGCCTGTCGATGAGCATTACAGCACCGAGGGATATTTTTACGATAACCCCATCCTGACCCGCACGGGCATCTTCAAGTACAAGCTGGAAGATGGTTCGGAACGTCGAGAACTGCGCAGGCCGGAAGATGTGTTTGACCCGGCGAGCCTTGCAAGCTATGAGGGAAAGCCCATCATCATTACCCACGATGCGCAGGCGATAGACAAGAACAATGCCCGCCGGGAGAGAGTGGGAACAATCCTGACTCCCGGACAGCAGGACGGCGAGACCGTCCGTGCCAAAATCGTCATTGACGACCCCGATGCTGTAAAGGCGTCGGGCCTGCGCGAGCTGTCCGTTGGATATTATCAGGATCTTATCATGGAACCCGGAGAGTGGGAGGGGGAGCCTTACGATGCAATCCAGACCCACATCCGCGTGAATCATCTTGCGCTGGTTGCCGTCGCCCGCGCCGGAGATGATGCAAGACTGAACATGGACGGCCAAGACAATGGAGGTACTGACCCTATGGATGACGAGAACAAGAAGACCTGCACCACCATGGACGACGATGCTACCGTGGAACCCGATAAACAGACTGCGGATGATGGCGAGGGCGCTTCCCCTGCGGCTTCGCCCCTTAACCCTGCCGGCATCGAGGCGGCTATCAAGGCATATCTGGCCGCTACTGGCGGTGCAACTGCTGACGATGAGAACGACCCGGCGGCGGGTGGTGACCCCACCACACCCGACGTTCTGGCGGACATTACGGCCCGCCGGGATGCAATGGAGGATGGTCCCGCAAAGTCCGACATCAACACCCTGCTGTCCATGCTGGAGGCCGAAAAAGCCCGTGCGGATGCCGCTGAAGACGATGTCAAACAGCCGCCCACAGAAGATGAGGACGACGCCTCTGACAATGACAGCGGCCAGCTGAACCATGACAGTCTCGACGCCATCGTCAAGAAGAAGGTCGGCCAGCGCATGGAGCTGTGCCGTCTGGGCGACAAGCTGCATCTGGATGGCATGGACACCCTGCCTGTGATGCAGGCAAAGAAAAAGGTCATCAGAACTGTTCTGCCCGGTATGCGTCTGGACGGGAGAGGCAACGCATACATCAACGCGGCTTTTGACATTGCCAAGGGCAAGGTCAATGGCCGCAAGACCGTGAACGATCAGCGTCGGCAGGTGTTCAATGCGGATTCCGCAAATGCGGCGACCCGCAATACGAACGCCAAAAATGACCCCGACGCCGCTCGTACCCGCATGATCCAGCGTCACGCTGGCGAAAAGGAGGACTAAGCTATGAGCAATATGGCTGTACAGATGAATTACGGTGAGCCGAGCCGCGGCATGCCCGGTGGCCTCTATGACCGGGCCGAGTATGAAGCTGTGACCCGCCGCAACAGCGCAGAGGATAAGGCGCTGTGCTTCGGATACGGTGTCGTGCAGGGCGCAGAGCCGGGAAAGGACATTGCGCTTCCTGCAACGGACGCAACTGCTGACAAGTTCGAGGGCGTTGTGATGTACAGCGCCAATGTCGAGATGGACGATGATGGTGCCGTACTCCTGCGGAAGAACCAGATCGTCGATGTCTGTCAGTCCGGCAAGCTGTGGGTGCAGCTGGTCGATTCGGTGGAGCCTGCTTATGGCCAGCCCGTGTACCTTGTGACCACTGGCACAGACGCCGGAAAGTTTACCCCGACCAAGGGAACCAATCTGGCAGTGAAGGCGCGCTTCATCGGCGCGGCCGTGAACGGCATCGCCCCTGCCCAGTTCGTGACTCAGCTTTAAGGAGGTAGGAACCTATGTCTAAATTCAATCCTTTCGACCCCGCAAACGGTTACAGCGAGGAGGACCGCGTCGCTCTGGAGACGAAGTGCGCCTCGCTGATTAACCGCGCCTATCGGAACCCGTTCCCTGGCGCTTCGCTTCGTCACGATGGTGCGGACAATGCAGGTATCTTCTTTGCCAAGCAGCTGGCGTACATCAAGACCAAGGCATACGACAAGGAGTTCCCGGAGCTGTCCGGCCTGAAGCTGTTCCCCCAGACAAGCGATACGGATGAGGGTGCAAGCTACATCGAGTACTACTCCTATGAGCCTGTCGGCTTCGCTGCCATCATCGCGAACTACGCTTCGGACCTGCCCCGTGTTGATGTGAAAGGCACTCCCCATCGTGCCGAAATTGTCAACATCGGTGATAGCTACGGTTACAACGTGCAGGAGCTGCGCGCATGCCGCCGGAACGCCGTTCTGGGCATTATGAAGTCTCTGGATGCTGTCCGCGCCGAAGCCGCCCGCCGGGTCTATGATGTCAAGGTGAACCACCTGATCTGGAACGGCGACGAGAAGGCAAAAATCGTCGGTATCCTTTCTTCGGATAACAATATCCCCGTCTACACACTGCAGAACGGCGCTGGTGGTAAGGCTGACTGGGCAAGCAAGACTGCCGATGAGATCGCCGCCGACATTGCCGGCATCCTGAACTATATCGACACTCTGACCCAGAGCGTTGAGCACCCGGATAGCTGGGTTATGCCGAATGACCTGTACACTGCTCTGAACCTGCGCCGCATTGACGGTACTGGTGAGTCTGTGCTGTCTTACATCAAGGAACACACCCCCCAGATTAAGAACTGGGAGACCGCTGGTGAGCTGTCCAAGAGCAACAAGGACTACAACACCACTGGAAAGAACATCGGTCTGCTGTACACCAAGGACGCCGATAAGATGTACCATGATGTGCCTATGGCATTCCTCCAGCATGCGCCGCAGGACCGCAACCTCGAAATCGTCATCAACTGTGAGGGCCGCGACGCCGGAATGGTCATTCCTTATCCGCTGTCCGCCTGCCTCGTCTACGGTCTGTAAGAAAGGAGCCTGCTTATGAAAATCAAGAATATCAGCGTGAAGCCGATTCGCATTGGCGATGTCTCCCTGCTCCCCGGCGAGACCGCACAGGTTGAGGCTGTCTATGCTGATGCAGTGGCGTTCTACATCAGCATGGGCTATGTGCAGGAAGTTGCGGAGAAGAAGACCCGTGGCAAGGCAAAGAATCCCAATGCGGAGCCTGACGCCATTGCAGAGGACACCGCAGAGGATGAGTCCTGATGGATGCCGCCGATGTAGAGGCAATCACCAAAATCGTGAAGATGGTGGGAGCTGAGTTCAAAGGGGCGTCCGATGAGGACATCAAGTTCTGGATTGAGCTTCAAGCCCCTGTTATTTCCCGAAAGAAGTTTGGCGCTGATTATAATTTGGCGCTGGCTCTTTTAACGTGCCACGCCATGAAGATGGCCGGCAGCGGCGACGACTCGCTGGGAACCATCGCCAACACTGGACGCCTTGCCAGCGTATCCGAAGGTGGCGTAAGCATTTCCTTTGCGACGTCTACTGCGGGAACAGCGGGGGACGCAGCCTATCAGCTCACATCGTATGGGTTGCAGTTCATCGAGATTCGGAACAGGCATATCGTTCCCATTATGATTCGGTAAGAGGGTGAATGTATGGCTATTGCCGGAGAATTTGGGCTCGACCTGACCCCGGAGGGAAGAGCGGCACTGTCAATGCTGGATGAACTGGAAGACATCGTTGTTGAGGTCGGATACCAAGCCGATCAAATGGCGATTGACGGCGAGACCTCGCTGGCAGAGATTGCCTATTGGAATCACTATGGGACTTTGCATAAGGATGGCTCCGTGATGATCCCGGCACGTCCATTCATGGATGCACTTCAAAAGCACCCCGATGAATTGGCGGAGTTCTCACATCAAGCGGCGTCGAACCTCAATACCGCCGAAACTGTAGCGAGTGCAATCGGTGCTCAAGCTAGTTCTATGATTCAGGACGCTATCAGAGACGAAGATTGGACGCCTAATGCGCCGATTACGGTTGATGGTGGATGGATGGTAAACGAGTACGGCAAAAATGGCCCTGTCCCAGTCCATATTGACGGAAAAGGCTCTACAAAGCCTTTGATTGACACTGGAGCCATGAGACAGCAGTGCGGATTTCGCCTCGTGAAAGGGGAAAAATGAACATCTTCAAACGGTCTTACAAAGTGCGGCGGTACGGAAGAACCAGCTGGGAAGATGGTGTGGCGTCCGCCGGGTATGAGGATGTGCAGCTTATGCTGGATGTTCAAGCCAAGACGAGACGGAACCAAGATGACCCGGCGGGCCGGACGACCACGGGAACGCTGACGGTGTACAGCGACATGGAGCTTCACCCGGCGGAGTCTGACGATCAGACGGACGGTGACCGCTTGTTCTACATGGGCAAGTGGTACGTCTGCAAGTCGTCGATTTACTGGGGGAACACTATTCTGTCGCACTGGATTTCGGAGTTTGAGGCGGTCGATGGCGAGAATGAAAG